TGCCTCCCGAATTGCGAAACGGATCGTTGTTGCCATCATCGGCCACGACGCCTTGATGAGGAGATTCGATTCGCAGGAAGTGAGCAATTTCAGCCTTGAGGTAGGTGATTTCATTTTCGAGGTGATCCCAGCCATACATCTCTTGCTTGACCACCGCACGCTGAAGTCGGACGAAATAGTTCATCAGGTCCGCGTGATCTTTGATGTCCAGTGGTTTTATTTTTTTGTCTGGTGTCGGACTCATACCCATTGTTCTGGAAACCCGTAAACCGCCATTGGCCTATCAATGCGAGTGTTTCGGTTGAGAGGCCATTCCTCAACCGCCACCGGTTTTTGCAACGCATGCGCAATCGCGAGCGCGAAGCTCTGGTTGCCCGCAAACTTTTCCGCCCCGGCAATCACTCTCGCCAGTGCCAGCGCATTGGAGGTAACGCAGTAATCGAATTTGCAGTTCGGAGCAAAACCCCTGAACAGTTGATACTCCATCTCGTCACCGACAAACACCATCTCTTTGTGAAAGCGTTCGATGAACCGCGTCCAGTTGAAATTCAAATCCTGATACCGGGCCGTTCGATTCACCACGATGGGCTTGGTTATGATGGGGTCTGGCACAGTCAGCCACGGATCTGTTGGGAGCGGCATGCCAAACGCATCACAGTGCAGTTTGAGAATCGAATCGAAATCACGAGCCGTGCGATTGCGCCACGGGATGCGGAATCGGTTAAGATCGTGCGTAGTGGAAGCTGGATGCCCGTGAGTGTAGCGGCATTTTAGAATATACGGCTGCGCCTCGATGAGTGGAGCCAGGTTATCTACCCAGGCAGCTTCGCCACCCATGCGAGCCCAGCGGCTGTTGAGTGGATACGGGTATTTATTGTCCGGTGTCAGAAACAGCATGCCGCCACCATAACGCTTGATGACCGCCATACCGTAAATCACGTCACCGGCATCGCCCGAGTGGGTGAATATGTTGCACACGCGTTTATCATCCGTAAGCTTGGTGAGCAGGCTGTGAAAACCGAATTGGCCATTCCATTCGGTAGCCGTTCCTTGCCACTCCTTTGAATCCCAACTGCGTCCCTCTACAGCAAATCGTTTCGCAACCTCTGGTGGTGCAAATTTCAATCCACATTTTTCAAGAAATTCTCGATGACGAATGCAAATGCACGAGTCCTCTGGATGGAAGTCTTGCCAATCCTGTCTTGCAACAATTTCCATCAATCGCTTACTTCTCAAACTGAATCCACCATTGCCTACGATGCCAGCGGGATTGAACAAAGCCCCAATATAGTCATACTTCAAAAACTCATCCGACCACGCGGCACCGTTCAGCACGTAGCCATCGTATTGCACAATCAGCGCGTGTGAGGTGTCCACGTATTTGTGCATTTCACGGATACAGAATTTGGAGTAAGCTCCAAGACCATCAATTTTTAGGTGCCTGACGAAAACCACGTTTCCAAAATCACACTGCTCTTGCGACTTCTCGATAGCTCGCAGTGACCATAAAGCCTTTGGGGTGCAGTCCGCGCAAATCAGTGTGACCTGTGGGAGGGAGGGTTTCACGAATTTCCAAAATTGGGCTTTGTGGGCGTTTCGTGGCTTACTTCCAACTCTGGACCAATCGTTGAGTAAATTTCAAACGCCAGAATGCTTTGCCGCAGCATCTCCACAATCTTTTTACGATCGCCTCGATACCGAAGGTAGTAACCATCCTTTTTATTTCCTCCAATTGACACGCGAAGGCATAACGGGTCATCCGGAAGCTTGTCAATTTGGACTGCCGCCTTCAGTTTAAAATGCTTTTCACTCACTTTACCACCACTCCTTTGTAATCGCCCAACAGTTCGGGCATTGTTGCCGTGCGGAACGCCGAAAGGATTTCACCCAAGCGCGGCAGTGTTCGATCAATTGTGCGCTGATGCAATTTTGCCGCCTCTTCGGACTTCTTGAGAACATCGCCACATTTCTCACGGCGCGATGCTGCCATGTTATGCTGCCCATTGTCCTCAAACTCTTGAGCCTCTTTGGCGAGCCGCTTAACTTCCTCGCTTAAGTGTTCTGCGAGCTTTGCCTTTCGCGCAGCAAACTTGCGAGTCGAATCAATCTTGGCGAGAATCTGATCCTCACTGGTCCAGACTTTTCGTTTACGGGGCATTGCGACTCCTTTCGGCGATCATGGCGTCGGCCATTTCGTAACAAAGCCGCGCTGTTAATTGGACGCACTCATCTTTCTTTTTCTCGGTTTCGTGAGTATGAATCGGAGTCTTGGAAATACGTGCTTGCAACACTTTCGCCGCGAAATAATCGCGCAGGCTCATGCCGTAATCGGTTGCACGAACAACTTGCCCCGCCAAAATGGTGTCATAAGTCTGAACCGGAAATGCTGGCCCTCCGTCGTTCATGGCGCATCACTCTCCTTTAAAACCCAGCACCTTGGGTTTTGTGGTTGTAGAGCTGCCTTCACGTCGTCGCTCATGTGCTTGAGCACGAACGAAATCGGAGTGTGGACCTTGAGCTTCAGCGGACACAGGCAGGCACCGCATACGCCAAGCTGGTCATCGTAACTGGTCACCAGCTTGAGTTTGTGAATCCACTCGATCTTGCGCTTGATGAATGCCGCGAGCGGAAGAGTGAACCACCGGGACAAATCACCCTTCTCGTTCTGCGGGCATATTGCGCAAACGCTCGCTCGATGCTGCGACACCCCGGCAGCAACTGGCGGCTCTCCAGAATCTTCCCACTCGTTCAGCGTGTCAGCCCCGGCACTAACTCTTTTTACCGCCGCAGCAACTTGTTGCAAGCGTCCCACTGGTGCCGGGGCTTGGGGAAAAGACGCGGCTGCGTCATTGAGCACATACGAGTCCGCTCCATTCATTGAGGCGACTCGCATCGCATTTACGTTGTCCACCTCCTGCTCGATGGACTGCATGTTGGTATCGAGCTTGTATCTCGGATTGGCCTGCCGATGCTTCTGGAGCGCACGGCAGAGCGCGTAAAAGTCCCATTGAGTGATGGGGTCCACCTTCCATGACTCCCATCCTGTTAACCGCTGGCGATAGAGGAATCCTCCTGGTGGCGATGTTGATCTACTCTTTAACTTGAGCATGCATCCACTTCTATCCTGCCCACCGCTCCCTGTCAATAATAAAACTTTACACGTTTCGCAAATCGTGTTAAACCATTCACAATGAAAGTCCAATTTGCCGTAAAGCTCGAAAAGGTTCCAGATCATAAAGCGGTTGGCGCGGCCATCAGGAAGAAACGCAAAGCCCTTGGACTGGACCAAGCGGACGTCGCGGCAGCAGCGGGAATCAAAGGCCCGTATCTTTCTGAGCTTGAGCGCGGCAGTCGCAATTGGAACAAAGCGCTGTTTGACCGGGTGGTAAGCGCGATGAATCGACTATCGAAGAACGGGAAATGAACGCGGCTTCTCTCATCAACCAAACCTCTGGCGCAGTCGAGTACTACACACCGGTTGAAATCATTGAAGCGGCTACGGACTGCATGGGATTCATTGATCTTGATCCTGCCAGTTGCATTGAGGCTAACAAAGTCGTGGGCGCAATGGAATTTTTCACCAAGGAAGCGGATGGCCTTACGCTTCAATGGAAATCCAGAACGGTCTGGCTCAACCACCCATTTGGAAGGGGACTTAATGAAAGTTGGATTTCAAAACTGATGCAGGAATGGGGCTTGGGTAATTTTGAACAAGCTTGCTGCATCACCTACGCAGCCACATCAGAAAAGTGGTTTAGGCCATTGCTGGAATTTCCTCAGTGCTTCCTGCATGGCCGAACAAATTATCGGTTGCCCTCTGGAGAAATCTTTAAGGGCAACACCAAAGGAAGCGTGGTCACATACCTTGGTCCGAAGGTGAGAGATTTCTACAGAGCTTTTAACAAACTTGGAACCATCCATATACCTTATGAAAATCGTATCCTTAAAAGTTGAGAATGTTAAACGCGTTGAAAGCGTGTTCATCAAGCCGGAAGGCAACACGGTCGTCATCGCTGGCAAGAACGAGAGTGGGAAAAGCAGCATCCTCGATGCGATGCTTATCGGCATGGTGGGCAATAAGGCAATGCCCTCGATGCCGGTGCGCGAGGGCGCCGATAAGGGGCTCGTGGAAATCGATCTCGGTGAGTTGACCATTCACCGCACCATTACACCCAGTGGTGGCGGCACGCTCACCGTACGTGGCAAGGATGGCGCGAAATTCAACACCCCTCAGAAGATCCTCGATGAGCTTTACGGCCGACTGACGTTTGACCCCGAGCAGTTTCGAAAACAGAAGCCCATCGATCGCGTGGAAACCTTGCGCCAGTTACTGGGCTTGGACTTCAGCGCTGAGGATGGTCAAATCGATCATTACTATTCGGAACGGACAATCATCAATCGCGAGGTTGGTCAATTGGAGGCTCGTATTCAGGCCGCGCCGGTCTATCCCGAAGTCACCACTGATGAGGAGGTGACCAAGGATTTCATTATTGGCGCGCAGCAAAAGTCCATCGAAAAGAACCAGCAAAACTTTCATGTCCGCAGGGCCGCGCAAGACTCCGTAAATGGATTTCGCGAAGCGGAAGCCAAAGTGATCGAGGTGCAGAAGGAAGTGGATAGCTTGAAGGGGTTGCTGGAAATTTCGGAGCGCAAGTTGGAAGGCTGGAAAAACACAGTTATTGAACGGCACGCGGAGGCAGCCGACTGGAGGGACAAGGCCAACGCATTGGTTGATGACGACATGCAGGAGTATTCCAAAATGCTCTCCACCGCCGATGATGTGAACGCGAAGATCCGAGCCAATCGGGAGCACCTTAAGTTGCGCACCGATTTACTGCTGAAGCAAACCGAGTCTCACGAATTCACCAAACTGCTGGACGATTTGGCGCAGGAAAAAAGGGATCGTTTGGCCAAGGCAAAATACCCAATCAAGGGGCTTGTGCTCACCGACACCAATATGGTCCAATTTAATAGCATCCCTTTTGACCAGTGCAGCACCGCACAACAGTTGAAAATTTCCGTGGCCATGGGAATCGCGATGAATCCCCGGTTGCGCGTGTTAGTCATCCGCCAGGGCAACGATCTCGATGTGGACAACCTCCGCATCATCGGTGAAATGGCAGACGAGCATGACATGCAAATATGGATTGAGCGCGTTTCCACCGATGGTGACGTGGCCGTTATCATCGAGGATGGTCATGTGAAAGCTCCAGCCGCTGAATCGCGTTTGGAGTTCGAAAATAAGTTAGTTAAATCTGGAGCACTCCCATGAGTGAAAAACCAAAACAAGATACGCAGACCAAACTGCTATGGTGGATCTTGATCGTGCTTATGCTGATCCTCGGTTCCATGTGGCTGTTTTGGGATGTGGCTCACTAACGTATGAAACCAATAGTAACAGCCGTTCTAATCCTATGCATATTCTCAATTAGACCCGTCAAAGCGTGGATACCAGTCAACGCGGACGATCCCGGCACTGGGAAAAAGTCCACCACGGTAGTCTGCGCGGTTGTCGCGCTCGGTGTTGGCGCAGTCGTCATTTGGGGACTGTGGAAAATGTGCAGCAAGATACCTGTCCCACCTCCAGTTGATCCACCTCCTCCACCGCCAACCAATCCTCCACCGATATTCAATCCAACGAACGCTCCACCTACCAACCCGCCACCGAAAAAGCCCTGGTGGAAACTGGGCCTGCTCGACAATTCTGCATCGTTCGACATTTCGAGCTACGGACTTCAGGACTCGTTCAACCCCAATGTGAATTATCACACGATGGTGACTTTCACCATCCAATCGTCCACCAACCTCGCCGTTTGGTCTGAGGAAGTCAGCGCCACGGGTTGGGTGAGCGATAACGGGATATTCTTTGCCTACTATCGCGCCGGCAGCAATGCGCTCAACACTTACACCACGCCGGGGCACACGAACTACGCTCCGATCCCAATTGTGGGTGATGAACCGCGCAAGTTTTTCCGGATGATGCCATGAGGATTAAGCTGCGTAATTAAGCTGATGCTTGTTGCGCAGCTTCCTTGCTTTGTCGACAAGCTCTTGAACCCACTGTTTATTTTCCTCGTCCTCTTCCGCGTTGGCCATTTTGCGAATCTCAAATCCACGGCGGCGGGCGCCCTCCACGAGCGTCACCAGCCAGTCAAATAAGTCGGGCGACACGCCGCCAGTGCGCACCTTCATTTCCTTTTTGGTTTCCACCTCGATCTTATTGCCCTCAACCTCCCTCCACTCGCGCATGCAACCTTCGTCGGCTACGGGCTCGGTTACGCCACGCAGTTGCCCAGCCTCTGCGCAATAACGCACCGTCCACCATAGTTCGGTAACAAACTTTCGGTAATGTTCGTTGCAGAGCTTCAACCGGCGAGCCTTCAACTTCTCATCGAACACGTAGGTATCCATCGTCACCGGTCGATTGGATGGGTTGCCTCCAAACTCCACGGGATTGATCAGCACGCTTACGATGCGTGCCATAGGTGGACCAAGACTGCCACGCCCGGTCGAATCGTAAAATATATTGCTGAACGGAATGTCATTCATCTCGCAATACGACTTTATCCAAGTGGAAATTTGCTCCTCTGGTGTCAGTGGCAGATTGATGTTGATTGGAACCATCTGCGGTTCAGCAACCCACAGCACGGTGTTCCCTTCGACGTTTTTACCAAACTCTGCGTGACCACCAACACAACGATCACCACCACATCCACCATAGGCGGCATCGAGCGCGAATATCTTTGTGCGTGGAGTGCCCGCCCAAGTCACCTTGTCGAAAATGCGATGGATTCGGCAGAAGCTCATGGAGAGCACGCGCTTTGCGTTCAGACCACTCCTGCGAACGCCCAGCGCTTGAGAGTAATACTGCGGCGAGTCCTTTCCAAACCCGGCGATGACGCGATTGATCGAGTCCTGACTGAGCAAGCCGGGGTATTTCTTGTTGTCGGTGATGGCTGGACTGTCGGGACCGTAGAGGCAAATCGTGCGGCTGTTGAGAAACCGGCGATTCTTCCAAACAGTGGTGATCTTGGGCTCGGGAAAATTGTCCCACCCATCTTCCGGCTCGGTAATCTTGTCCAGCGGATCGTTCTGGCCAATTGGGTTTCCGGTGAATACGCCTTTGTAGTCACCGCTGTTCATGTTGGAAATTGAGTCCAGCATGCCCTGCCCCATGAACTGGAATTCATCACCCAGGTGGCGCCGTCGCTCCTGCTTCATCCCCACGTAACTGGCCATCGACAGGAATTCCCCCTTTTCGTCTTTGCACGGCACGCAGATGATGCCTTTGCGCATGTCTCGCGCCACCGTGTTGGGGTCATCAAGGTCGTCAGTGGAGATTGCACGCTTGCCCTCCAGATAAATGCCAGGAAGCCACGGGTGAAGGAATTTAGCGCGCTGAAACAGGTTCTTCAGGTCACCCCATACGCGCGCCTCAAGCGCCGGAAGCGTGGTAGACGACAGGATCACCAGCGTGTTCTTTGGGAACGCGAAGTAATCAGTCAGTCCATAGCGGGATAGCGCCACATGCGTCTTGCCGGTGTCTTTTGGACCAATGATGCCGGTAATCGTGTTCTGAAGGATCTCCTCCAGAATCAAATCGCTCCACCGATGATGATAATCGTCGGGCCATAGAAGCAATTGCGCGGCCTTGTAGTGGAAAAACAATCCTTCACCGACCTGACCATACCGAGAGTGAACGTACCTCCCACCCTTTTGCATCATTACGAATTCGATTTTGAGCGGGTCCGTATTTTCTTCCCACGGGAGCCCGTATTTCCAGAGCGGCATTGCGCTTGACGTTATCCAATCTCCCGCGCAGAGTCGAGAGCATGAACGACTGCTGCCAAAGTTGCGGTGCCGTAATTCCCCCCGTTGTGATTCCAGGGCCGCAGGGACCAGCAGGCGCGGCAGGCGCGGCAGGCACTAATGGAGTCGATGCCTTCACCACCCTCACCGCTCCAGTTGGACCTACACCGGCCGATACCACCACCACTTACACAATTTCCGTCGCCAGTTCTCTCCCGTTCGTAGTTGGGCAGGACATTATTGCCGGGCAAGGCCCAGGCGCAATCTTGGCTAACCCTGGACCACTCGCAATGGTCATCACCGCGATACCGTCACCGAACAACATCACGGTGAAAAATCTTCGCACAACTGATCAGACTGTGAGCGTGAGCAGTGGCGCAGTGGTGTCCATTTCTGGATTTCTTCCAGCCGTTCCAATCACCATTGCGCAGGGTGGAACCAATGCCATCACCAAAGGTGCGGCTCAGGTCAGTTTAGGATTGGGTCAAGACTCCAAGGTGAGCAGTGGTGCGGCACTGGCTCAGGCCATCACTAATGCCTTTGTTCAGGTGGGCGCGATTGATATTCAACTGACTGCCGCAGGCCATTACGAATTGCGTGGGCACATCATGGTGGATTTTAACGGCACCACCTTTGCGGCCAATCGCACCATCACCTGCAAGATTCGAAACGTCACGCAGGGCACCGATTTGTCCAGCGGAGTGATGCATACTCAGACCATCACTACTTTGAGCTATCCGTCTCAAGCTCTGGTAATTCCGCCAGTGCTCTACACTGGGGTGGTGGCCAACGATCACCTTCAACTGCTGGTAATGATCGACACCATCAACAGCGCGGGCACTCTCTCAGTTGATGCTGGTTCGATAGAAGCCATCCCACTCGCGTTGACGTAATGGCCGCACCGCAGTCATCGCAATTCGCGGCCAATACCGTTTTCGATGCCCTGTTCTCATTCGAAGATGGAATGAACGCAGGGAAATCTCCCCTGCTGCTGCAAAAGAATCAAATCGGTTGGGGCTCCAATCTCACCACCCGTGGTGACCTGATCCATCCTCGCCCTGCTCGCCGCCAATACGCCTTGGACCTGTCAGCGGTG